AATAATGATGAAACTGGTCGTGATTTATTCAAAGCAAATCGAGTTTCATATATGTCTGATTTGATGAAAGCACGAATCATTTCTGATTTTGAACCAGCTGATCTAACCGTTGAATCTGGAGATGACAAAGACTCAATCTTAGTCAATTTGACGGTGACACCAATTGATTCGATGGAAAAACTATACATGACGATTGTGGTCGCTTAGGAGGAAAAGAATGACAAGTACAACATTAGATGGCTTTTTAAACGCCAGAGATACAATTTCTAGTAACGAAGCTAAGCTATATTGGGAAATTGACGGACGTAATATTCCAATGATTGAGACTAGTGAATTTTCTGCTACAGCTAAAAAAACAAAAACTGATGTGGCTATTTTGGGATCACGTTGGCAAGGGAAAAAGGTCGTTGGTCTTGCAGGTTCTGGTAATTTCACTGCATATACAGTAACCTCAGAATTTCTTAAATATGGTTTGAAATATGCTGATCATGGTGAAGATATTTACTTTGATGCGACATTAATCATTGAGGATCCAAGCAGTCGAACGGGCAAACAGGTTGTGATTATTCATAATATCAATCTAGATGAAATCCCAATTACTGATCTCAAGGCCGGCAAGGATGTAATGACTTGGAAGACTGGATTTTCATTTGAGGGTATCGAGCTAGTCGAAGAATTTAATGACATTAAGGGAGCAAATTAATAAATATGACTGATGTAAAAGATTTTTTAAGAACTAACGTGGACACAACTCCAAAAGAAATGAAGATTAAACTAGATCGGTTTAATTCTCCGTTTGTGCTGAATTCGTTAGATGCTGAAACTAGTTCACGTCTGCAAGATGAAGCTACACATCCAATTAAGAATCCAAAAACTGGTGCAATTTCCAGAGATCTTAATGTTCAAGAATATGGCGATTTGATTTTGAGTGAATCAATCGTTGAACCTGATTTAAAGAATGCCGAATTGCAAAAGTCATGGGGGACTCCTGCTGATCCTGTAGGTTTGCTTAAGAAAATGTTGATGGCTGGCGAGTACACTGAATTACTTCAAAAGGCTCAAACATTAAGCGGGTTTGATGAAGAAAATATGAACGAGTTAGTTGATGAAGCAAAAAAATAATTGAGGCCGATGAATTTAGTGATATGGGGTATTATCTTTATGCACTAGAGGAGTTCAAATGGACACCTAAACGATGGATTGAGTTAAAGCCACGTGAAAAGGCATTGGTCATAGCTTGTATTGATCTTGTTATTGAGAAAGAGCAAGAGTCACAAAGAGAAAATTAAAAGAGGGCACTAAGACTATATATCAATAGTTTTAGTGCCTTTTTTCGGAAAGGAGGTTAAATATGTGGCTACGATAGGTGCTACGATCAAAATTTATGATGGTTTTAGTAATCCACTTGATAAATTTAGCTCAGGCATGGATAAGGCTAAACGGGCGATGAGTGGCTTGAAGAGTAGCTTTAAAGATGGCCTTAATGGCAATATTCAAAGTCCATTAAATAATATTGGACAACAAGCGGAAAAAACTAGTGGAATTTTTAAGAAGATGTTGGGTGCCAATATTGTTGGAACTGGTATTACAAGAGGGATAGGGTTAGCAACTTCTGGTATTCAGTCAATGATGGGAGAATTAAACGAAGCAAGTACTTCCTGGCAAACTTTTGACGGAAACATGAGAATGCTGGGAGATTCTCCAGCTCAAATAGAGTCGGCTAAAAAATCGATGCAAAAATTTGCACAAGATACAATTTATTCTGCTTCCGATATGTCTCAAACATATGCTCAATTAGCGGCAGTTGGTACGAAAAATACTGATCAGTTGGTTAAAGGTTTTGGTGGATTAGCTTCTGCTTCTGAAAATCCACAACAAGCTATGAAGACACTTAGTCAACAGGCTACTCAAGCAGCTGCTAAGCCTATGATTCAATGGCAAGATTTTAAGTTAATGTTGGAACAAACTCCTGCCGGTATGGCGGCCGTTGCCAAGACGATGGGAATGAGTACTAAAGATTTAGTTACTAAGGTTCAAGATGGCAATGTTGCAACTAAGGATTTCTTTGACGCAATTGCTAAGACTGGTACGAACGATAATTTTACTAAGATGGCTACTCAGTATAAAACTATCGGACAGGCAATGGATGGCTTAAAAGAAACGATGGCTAATAAGATGCAGAATGCGTTTGATCGTATTAGTAAAGTGGGTATTAAATGGGTTAGTGATCTGACTGATAACATCGGCAGAGTCAATTTTAATTCTATGGCAGATAAAGCATTGAGCGCCATTAATACGATTTCTAAAGCTACAGGAAGTATCTTTGATGGATTTAAGAATACTGATGCAATTTCTTCCGTTAAAAGAATGTTTGATGATTTAGGTCAAGCGGCTAGTAATGTCTTTAAAGGATTATCAGGTGGTCAGGATCCATTTGCTTTCTTAAAGAATGTTGGTAAAGGTGCTGGTAGTGGAATTAAGACTATTGCTAATGTCATTGATAGCATTGCTGAAGCAATCTCTAAATTAAGCCCTGGTCAAATACAAGGGATTGCTACAGCTATCGGAGCTTTAGCGGGGTCAATGCTGCTTATGAAAGGATTATCTGGAATAGGCAAGATAATTTCAGGAGTATCTGGTCCACTTTCAAAGTTAGCCAGTGCTGGTAAAGGTTTATCAGGTTTAAGTAAATTGACGGCTATTGCAGGTAAATTAACGGGGCTTAGCGGAATCGGCTCATCAATTGCCGGATTGGCAGGATCCTTAGCAGCGGTTGCGCCAGTGATATTGGGAATAGCTGGAGCACTTGTGGTAGCAGGACTTGCAATTTATGCTTTTAAAACTAATTTGGTTGGCTTCGGTGATTTCGTTACAGGAGTATTTTCTGCGCTATCAGGCCCAGTTTCGTCTATTATTTCAACATTTAGTGATGTATTTGGTACTTTAGGAGAAGTATTCAATTCGTTAAAGCCATATCTAATGGATATAGCAACCATTGCAGGTGGTATCTTGGTTGCAGGGTTGATGATTGCTGCAGTTGCTGTCGCTGCGCTAGCTGATGCATTAAAGATGTTAGTGAATATTGCAGGTGCTGTTGTTCAAGCCCTGATGGGTATTGGTCTAAGCGCGAAAGCAGCATTTGAAGGTGTACGTGGTAACTTTGGACAAATGAAGAAAGATTTTGGTTCGGCTAAAGATGCGTTTGGAAAGTCAGGTAAATCTTTAGCTAGTGCTTTCGATTTCTCTGATTTAGCAACAGCTAAGGTTTTTAAAACCATTGGTAAAATCAACGGACTAGCAGAAAAAAATAGTTCCAAAAAGATTAAGGGTCCAACCATTGGAACTCCAAAATTTGAGGGCTCTGCCGATCCAACCAAGGCTTTAGAAAAGAAAGTTAGTGGTAAGAAAATTAAAGGACCACAAATAACACAGCTTGATTTTAGTAAAGGTGATCCTTTAAATGGTTTAGGCAAAAAAGTAAGTAAAACTAAGATCAAGGGTCCTAAAGTTGAACCAACTTTTGAAGGTGGAGACCTTATTAAGCAGATGCAGAAGAAAAATTCTGGTAAGCTCAAAGGTCCTCAGATTGGACAGTTAAACTTTAGTGGTGGAGATCCATTACAAAGTCTCAATAAGAAAGTAAGTACGGCCAAGATCAAAGGACCGACTGTTCAAAAACCTAAAGTACAAGGTGGAGACCCAACCGCCGATATTAAGAAGAAAGTTAGTTCATCTAAGATCAAAGGTCCTACTATTCAAAAGCCTACGGTTCAGGGTGATCCGACTTCTGAAATCAAAAAGAAAGTTTCATCAGCTAAGATTCCTGCTCCTAAAGTTGCAAAGCCTAAGGTTCCAGCAGTAGATACAAGCTCACTTTCGTCAGCTAGAGCAAGGATCAATACTCAGATGAATGGCATCAAATCTTCAATTTCAAGTTCAATGAGAGGTGCTGCCTCTGCTGCTAAATCTGGAATGGCACAAGTAGCTAGTGCAGTTCGTTCAGGTATTCAAGCAGCAGTTGCCGCTGGCCGTTCTGGTGCATCACAAATGAGATCAATTGGTGTCATGATTGGTCAAGGTCTTGCACAAGGTATGCAGTCACAAGTGGGGACAGTTGCTGCAGCTGCTAATGCGCTAGTATCACAAGCTAATAAAGCAGCACGTGCCAAAGCTCAAGTTCATTCTCCATCGAGATTATTTGCTGAGATTGGTGGTTTTATTGGCCAAGGATTGGCAATAGGAATGGATAGTACTAGAAGCGTTGTAGCTAAGTCTGGAAGTGCTTTAATCAGCGCGGCGAGTGGTTCCAATGGAAGTGTTAAAAATCCATACTCTACAGGCAGTGGCAATCGTAGTAACCTACTAAATTCTGTTACAAATAGTTCAAATGATAATAGTAATGGAAAAAGTTCAAGCATTGTTATTGAATCAGGTGCTATTCAAATTAATAGTACTGGTAATGCCGATTATGACGGAGATAGATTATTACAAATTATTGAAAATAAACTTATTGAGAAACAAAATGCTTCATTAAGTTAGGAGGTGATGTATATGGATAATCATTTAGGATTTTACTTAACCAATGATTCGAATCAAACAATTGAGTTACCAGTTAATCCAGCAGAAATAACAGTTAAACGTGAAAGCGATGATAAAACTGAATCGGTTATCAAACTTGGTGAAGTCAATTTGCTAGGTGAAGACAAACTTCAAGATATTAGTATTGAGAGTTCGTTACCGGTTGATCCTAAAGCTGAGCATTATGTTTCAGCATTGGAATTACTCGATTCTGCTCAAGATTACATTGATTGGATTGAGTCAGCTAGAGAGTTGAAGAAACCAATTAGATTGGTTATATCGACAACGAAGATTTCTTTGAAGTCTACGATTGCTAGTTTCGAATATGGAATGAAGAATGGATATGACGGCGAGTATATTTACACGTTAGCATTGAAAGAATTTCGACCATTTGAAGCTAAAAAAATAGGTGTTAAACAACAGCCAGTTCAGACTGTTGAAGAACGTCCTAGTCCACCTAGCAAGGTGGGGATGGGCTCTACTGTGATTGTTAATGGTCAACTACATCGGGATAGTCAAGGCAATGGACCAGGTATTACAGAACAGAACGCAACTAGAAAGATATCTTTGGTTGCACCTGGTGCATTGTATCCATATCACGTTACTACCGTTGATGGTGGTGCCCGTGGCTGGGTCAAAGAAAG